ACACCGCGCCGCCACTGAATCGGCCTTTGCTTCCACCAATGGTGACATTTGGAATGCGGTCTTTATTTGCTCGGATTGTAGCTGCTACCTTTTGAGCTTGGGCTGGCAATGGGTTTAGGTTGTAACTTGATTGCATTTCAGTTGCCGACCATACGCTGATACTGGTTACATCATCTTTTAGGGCTTTTTTTGCGCCCTCATCCATTTCGCGAAATGCCTTGTAAAGAGATCTAAGATCCCGAGAGTCAGGGGTCATTTTAACTGTTACTTTGTCAGCCATGACCATTCCTCTCTTGTATCAGCGTTACTGCTGTCGTTATGTCAGCGAGCGACCAAGTCAAAAGATCGGCCAAAGGGATGCCGGTAGATGTTGCGATCCGCACCAGCGTGTCCCTTAGTTCTCTTTTGGGCTTTCCTCGACCACCTCAAAGGTTTCAAACTCATTGGTTACCCAGGCTTGCTGGTTTGGCATCTTTGTAGCCCCTTGGGCCTTAGCGGCCTTAAACAGCATACAAGTAATGACATCCAATGAGCCGTTGCTCATCTTTTCAGCTGCCTGGCTGACTGTGTAACCGAGTTCACGTTCGATCTCAATCCACAGCCAAGCCGACTCATCGCTCACTATGTAGTTGTTGCCCTGTTTTGTTGTAACTGTGTATTTCATAATGGTTGCCCTGTTCTATTCGTTAAGTGCGAGTAACTGTGCCATCCTCAACAACAAAGCTGAGGCTGGTGGTCAATACGTCAGTAGCTGCGCCACCAACGGTTGGGAACACTGGGAATACCTTGCCAGCAAATGTGTCACCGTTTACATCAAAACTAAAGTTTAGTGATGTGTCAGGTGCGCTTGATGCTGCATCCCAAAGTGCAGAGATAATTCCTGCGGATGATGTGTCGTCTAGGTATAGTTCCACATTTAGTGTGGCGGTCTTGTCTACGGTCTTGTAAGAGCGACCAGATAGAACTTCAAGCACTTGCTGGTTGTTTTCCATTTCAAGTGTGACGGTTGATGCCTGATCTGCGTATGACACCGAGTTGATGCTCAATGTCAATGACCGACCAGTGATGTATGTTGCTGGCATGACTTGCCTTTCTAGTTGGTTGTGACCATCTCGATGTTGAGTTGGCTGATGAGCATGTCGGCGTTTCCGATCTGCTGGACTGTCGGTTGCGACCAACCACCCAAAAACGAGATGTTATTGGCTAGTAGATCCGTTACTGACAAAATCAAGGTTTCCAAGTTTGCTAAAGCCGCTTGGTTGTCGGCTGCATTGACAATGCAAGTGATGTCAAAACGCACATTGCATCGAGCGCCGCCAATGGCTGACACTGTGATGTAAGGCGATCCCGGCACAAGCACAATGGCAGGTGGCGTGATGTTCTCATTTGGGTATGAGTAAACTACGCGCCCGGCAGCTGCAAGAGTCGCGGCAAGCGTTGATCGGTAGGTGGCAAGATTAGCCAAGGTAACCCCTAGTATCGAGGTGCTTGCCTAGTAGGCCAGATACCCGAGTCAGCATTGAGCGACCCAATCGGTATGGCGCTGGAGATTGAAAGTCGACACCCTGCTGGCCAAGTGTGCCAGTGCGTGTGATCCAGATGTCGCAAGCAACGGCCAAAGCCGCTTCGCGTACTTCTGGGGTTGTGTCGTAAAGAGCTGCTTGGCTGGTCAATACTGCTCGGCCATTAGGAATGATTTGACGCTTCGTGATGTCAGCGTTGGTTTCAGCTGCCTCGAAATATGTAACGCCATACTCATCAACGCCAACTACTGTCACAGTTTGCGATCCGTTAAATGGTGAGCCGCAACCAGTTACAGTCAAGGCTTGGCCAACCACAAAAGTGTTGTTGTAGCAATAAAATCTTGCCACGTTGCTTGTCAGTGATACGGCATTGATAGCCACATCGTCAAAAATTAAGTAAGACAGGATTATGTTTTCGGCGCTGTCTGCTACCGACTGGACAATAGGATCAGCGTAGATGTCGCCGATACCCAAAACGCTTTTCAGTTCGCTTAGTGTAATCAGTGCCATTTCAATCTCCTATCGTGTAAGTGTGTGGGGGACACAGGGCCGCATCCCCCACACTTCTAACTAACTCTGACATAGGTCAGGTTAAAGCGCCGTACTCCACCAGCGACCAAAACGCCTACGGCTAGGTAACCGTAAAGTGCTGTTTCGATTTCGCCAGTTGTGACTACGTTTGTTGACATACGCAGAATCGGTGATTCGTAGATGGCAACTGCTGACGGAACAACGATAAACGCTGATTCGTCAATAGTTGTGGATACTGCGTTGCTGTCTACATACAGATCAAGACCAAGCACGTTGCCGCGTAGGCTTTGTGGGCCAGCAACTCCGCCGTTGTTCTGTGGGTTGTATGCGTTGTAGATTGGGCGACCAGTTGTGTCGGTTGCGCCCATCAATAGTGACCACTGTGATGTGCCAGCGATGTATGCGCTTGCAAGTTCGCCAGTTGCTAGGTAAGCAGCTGGGGCTTCTGTGGAAACGTAGGAAATGATGCCAGCGGATGATGCTGCAACTGCGGTGGCTTGTGTTCCACCTGCGGTCAATGCTGCGATAACTGCTGCATCAGTTGCCTTGTTGTAGGCGCGTGTCATGTTGTCGACCATTGCCTGGAAAAAGTCTGGGCTTGAGCGTTCCAAAAGTTCTACGGAGTATCGCTGCATACCTGCAAACTTGTTCACGTCTAAGTTGACGTATGAGGACACGATACCGGTCTCTGATGGGCCAGCACCTTCGTTAGTGTCAGCTACTGTGCCACTTGTTGTGATTTTTGGATGGCTGATAACCATGCCTGATGCAGTGATGGCGCGTGAGCCGATTGCATCGATTGCTGGGCGTGAACCGATAGATGTATCGATTACCTGGTTTACATACTGCACTGGGGTGAACGCTGGGTTTGTGCTGAATGAATCATCAGCTGCCATTACATACTGGGCTGAGTCATGGTTTCCAAGTTTCGCCTTAACGCTGTGCTCAAGGTAAGTTGCCTGGCTGTTGATTGGGCTACGAGGCTTGACGTAGGCGACTGGTGCTGCGGCGTGAACAACCGCTGCTGCGGTCACTTCATCTGCCACTGGTGCGGTTGTTTCTTCCACGTTTATCTCCTGTGGTTGTTCCTCGGCAGGTTGTTCCGCCTCGGTGGTTTCTGGGTTTTCCTCATCGGCCTCTGTGGCTGCGACTTGGGAAATCTGGGCATCTTTGAACGCTGGGTTTGTTACATGAGCAACGGCTTCAAGTTTTGCAGCTGATACGACCATCACGCCTTTCTCGATGGTGTATTCGCCGACATTGGCTTCGATGCTAAACGCTGGGCGCAATCCCTCTGATGCTTCGACTAGCGCATCATTGCCAGCACCCGTTGGCGCGATCTTAAATGCCATTGAAATGCCAGCAGGTGTGATTTCCTCTGATCCAGCAATGCCACGACCTAATGGGCGTGTCCGGTCATGTTCCATGTTCAAAACAATTTGACTTGGGTCAATTTCGCCAAACGCGCCAAACTCAAAGCGCACTGGGCCAGCCGATGTGTTGCCAACTTTGGCAAAAGGCACGACAAGTCCCTTGATGGTTCGGGTTTCAACATTGGCCGCTAAAACTTGGCCCTCGAAACTAAGTTGCATTTTCATTTCCTCTCGGTGCAAGATCCATTTCCTCACGCGCTTCATCTACGCTGATTAAGCCGTATTCAAGCATTTTGCCAAGGACTTCGATCTGCTCTAGTGGGTTTCCGCGCAAGTAGTCGTCAAGATCGAACCTGACCTTGCTACCGCGTGGTGTCACATCGTTCATACTCAAGCGTTCCTCGATGCAGCTCATGAATGGGCGCAATGAGAAATCAACAAGGCTTCGGCGTTCCTGGCTTACGTTGGAATAAGTCGCGCTGGCTGATTCTGCGTTGATGTACCAGGCAGGGATGTTGCACATACGCGCAATTTCTGCGGCGGTGTTCAAGCGTGACTCGGTCAGCTGCATTTGTCCAGCATCGTATCCAAAAGTCGTGACATCTAATGGGCCTGACAGGTAGGCAGTCGACCGGGTGGCTCGGGCTTGCTTCCACTGCGCCAGTAGGCTCGACACCTGCTCTGGCGGTAAGTCAACGCCACTATTCTTGATCACCATTGTTGGATTTGGCTCGCTGGCCATTCTCTGTACGGCTTCCTCAAGTTTGAGTGCAGTTGAAATCGTGCGACCACCGCGATTGAGTATGCCTTCGTCAATTCCACTAAACATAATCAGCGATCCCACACCAGTCATAGGCATTAAGCCGCCCTCGATGTAGAAACCGTTAATGATCTCTTGAGTGTTTAAGTCAGTTGTGAAAGTCACCCGAGTCGGGTCAATTCTGCGAGCCTGTGTAGGGCGGCCATCCTCTGGATTTACTTCTAGAACCTGCCAGAACGAGCGGCCATGAAATAACAGATCCTCGACTGTCCAGGCCATAGTCACCGCTAGTGGGATTGCTGGATCTGGCTGCTCAAGAATCTTGCGACCCTCAATCTTTGCGCCTGTGATGTCGTTGTATGAGTTAAGGCCAAGGGTTGCAATAGTTCCAGCGATGATGTTGCGAGCGCGGGCCACTGCTGGGACTTGCATTGCGCTTGAGCGGTCTACTCTAAAAGTATTAAACGGGGTGAAATACGCATCCTGATAAAACGGGATGGCGATACCGGCACGCGCTTGGATCTCTGGCTTTTCAGCAGGTGCGCCCAATAAGAAATCTATGAATCCCATTTTCGCATCCAATCACATTAAATTACATCTGTGTAATTCTGTCAGGGTTTGTCACCTTGTTGCGCGTGTTGTCACCTAAGCGCTGACGATGCTCACACTTTGTTGCGGCTCGGTGGCGTGACCCACCGCCATGACCAAAGCGATTGCAGCTGTGATCGGTACTTGCGCGGCTCGTCTAGCAATACGCCAACCGCCATCCGATGCCGGGCGGCGAGCGCAACTAACCAGGTGACTGTGCATAGTTTCCTGGGCTGGATGTAGCAGCTGCCGAGATTGCATTGCGTTCATTGCTTGGTCACACATGATCGAGAATCCTGCCGAGTTCCAAGGCGTTGGCGCTGTCGGGATTCCAGCCTGGGCAAGTCTTGGCGCAATGTAGCCAGCAGTATTGGGATCATAGGCGAGCACCCTTGGGCGATACCGCCGAGTCAGTGCGGCTATTTCCCCAGCTAGTTCCAAGTCGTTGATGCCGCCCTCTTTTTTCCATTCGTGCAGGAATACGCCATACCCGTTTTCTCGCTGTTGCAAGGTAACTAGGCAAGCCAACTCCCGATTAAAATTAAGATCCATTGCCATCCAAGTTGGCAACCCATCCTCAAGCATGATGTCGGCTTCGCATTCGTTCCACACTTGCATTGGCCAAGGCGAGTCGATGGCATCCACCCACATACAAAGGGTTTCAGTTTTGAACGCATCTGGGCTGTCAAAGGTTGCCGCATCCTTGATGTTTTGTTCGTTGATTGTGTAGCCCATTGCAGGGTTGGCCATTTTCCAGGCTTCGATGTCGTCAACCGATGAACCTGCCGGGGCGCTGTATTCGTAGTACCCCATTCGATCACTGGCAAAGGTCAGGGCGCGGCGGCGTTGTTCGTTAAGCACATTGGAAGTTAGATCCCCAGCATTGGATGTCCAAAACACTTGGGCGTTGGGTCTGGCTCGGGTAATTGGGGTAACGGCTGCCCAAGTTGCCTCGTCAATTTCTCGCAGCTCATCCACATAAAGCAAGTCAGCGGTGCTACCGCGTGGTCCCTCGGATGTCGCGGCTCGGATCGAATACTTGCGAATACGCTCACACTTTTGCCCACAGGCTTTTGGGTAGTGGTGGCAATACACCTCTAACTCCTCTTGGCCGTTCGTCCGCGAAACTCGCTTGATCCGCTTTCGCATCCAGTCCAGGCTCTCGGCCATGTCGACTGTTTGCTTGAAAGTGTCCAGCGATAGTTGCCTGGTCTGCGACATAGCGATGGCATTCTTTTCACCAAAGACATACAGGCCAGCCAAGATCCGCATTCGCATCATGTGTGTCTTGCCATTCTGCCGGGCGACCAAAACTCCTACACTTGAACGCGCCCACTTGCCATTTGGTAAAATCTTTAGGGCATCATCCATGACGTGTTGTTGCCAGGGTAGAAGTGGGACTCCAAGTTCGTCAGCTAGTGCCGATACCACTGGCCCTGCGCTGGGCAGGTTTAGGCTTGGGCTTTCGATCCTTGGCTTCGATAAGCCGTAGATAGTTTCCGACATGATTAGTCCCGTCATTTTCCTCGCCCTGTTTTCCTAGTGTTCGTGTTTCGACTGTGAGATGCAACTGCTGTAAGACTTGTAAATACTTTGCTGCCAAAGGCGTGGCGTCTTTTAGATCGCCCATGTCAAAAGCCGTATCCAATGCCAAGGCGATCCGCCGGGCAAGAGTCATGGCCGCTACATCAGTTGGAGCAATCCAATTCGCTACCGACAATGCAGAATTCAACGATAGGTAAATGCCCATTGGTTTATCCTCTGGCGTTTCTGGATTTTTTAAGGTCATGGCTTGGGCCTTTCGGTTGTGGGTGGGTCAAATCTGATCAATCGGGGAGAAATAAGAGA